CAATTAAAATATCGTCAACATCAGCACAGGTTGCATACACAGCGCCAGCAAATAACGGTGGAGCATCAATTTCTAGCTACACAGTTACATCAACTCCTGGCAACATTGTTGCCACTGGTTCAACATCACCAATTACTGTACCAGGATTAACACCAGCAACTTCATACACATTTAAAGTTTTAGCTACAAACTTTGTGGGCGATGGTCCAGAATCATCAGCAAGTAATAGCATAACTACAGACGCCACAGATGTTTTTGTTCCTGGGGCGCCAACAGTTGGTACCGCTACAAAAACGGGTTCATCAACTGCAACAATTGCGTTTACTCCGCCAGCATCAAATGGTAACTCACCAATTCTTGGCTATATTGCTACTTCAACTCCTGGTAATATTATTGCATCAGGATCATCTTCTCCTATTGCTTTTACAGGATTAACTCCTGCAACACATTACACATTTAAAGTAGCAGCAATTAACGCAGTTGGAACTGGACCACAATCTGCTGCAAGTAATATTGTAAACACAGACAGCGCTCCACCAGGACCACCAACAGTTGGTGTTGCCGCAAAAACTGGCGCAACTACTGCAACTCTTACATTTACTCCTCCAACAGTAACTAACGGGCAGACCGTTATTGGGTATACAGTTCAATCAACTCCAATCGGAGGAGTTGGTTCAGGCGCTACATCGCCAATTCTTATTACAGGTCTGACTCCAGCAACTGCTTATACCTTTAAAGTTAGAGCTATTACAAGTTCTTCTGAGGGAGAGCAGTCGGCATCTAGTAATATTATTGCAACCGACTTTGGTAGTTCTGCTAATTATGCTACATTATCAAATCAAATTGAAACAATTAAAACAAAAATTAATGCTTTAACTTCCACAGCTTTAAATGCAGAACAGATTTTGTATGTATCAAAATCTTTAGTTACTTTATCTGAAGCTCTTGGAGTAGAAGACGTTGTAGAGGCTACTGCAAACGCAATTGAAAGAATTGATGACGCAGGATCAGCAACAATTGCCCTTGTCAACGGAACAGCAAATGGAGCAGCAGTATCAAATTTGTCAAGCAAATATACTACTCTTCAAGCAACTTACGATAATTTAAATCCTAGAGTTACTTCTTTAGAGGGAGTAATTACAAATCAAGAATCAAATATTGCAACGGCTTCAGCATTAGCTGCAAGCGCTGGATACAATACCTGGCAAGTTTTAACTTCTAATAAGCTTTTGGTAAACAGAGATAGAGTTTTTGTTAATACCCCAGCAAACGGTGGAGGGGTAGGCGGATTAACTTTAACACTTCCAGCTGGTCCTTCGTTAGGGTTTGTTATAGAAATAATAGATATTTCTGGAAACGCATCGACAAACTTCTTTACAGTAGCCAGAAATGGTGAAAAAATTCAGGGCGTAGAAGAAGACCTTATCTTTAACGTAAACAATAAAGCTATGAAATTAATATATGCAAATACTGCAACAGGATGGAGAATCGCATAATGACATCACTAGACACGCTTTTAACATTATCGTCAGGACTTAAAGCATCCGAACTAGCGACGCTTGGAGTAACTGGAGCATCTCTCGGTATTACCCCAGCATCTCTTGGCGTTGTAGACGCAGAATCAAGAATGTTTAGAGAAGTTACAGATGGCTCACGTCGTCCGTACATGATTCCTACAATTACAACAGTAAACGAAAGATATCAATCGTGGTGGCAAATTTGGTCATCTGGTGAATCTTGGACTGGTTACTACAACTACCTAACTGGAACAACTCAGGCGGACTGCGAAAGAGCTTTCTGGTTCTCTCTTGGAACAAATACTAGACAGAATACCGTAGGATATGCAACAAGCTCATTCGACAATAACAGACTAATTTATGCAAAGAACTCTGTTGTTGGAAACGACGATGTGCACATTGCACATCAAAGAAACTCTTCATATTCACCATTTAGACTAAGAACAATGTTTTTAAGAAATTTCCATCCAACTCAACAAAAATCAGTTACAATGTACGGTCACTACTCAAATTATTGGTCATCTGGACATGACGGATCTGGCGTAGCAATTGGAACTCCAAACACTAGCGGAAACTACAATACCGTAACAGATATTAACTGGACAGTTCCTCAAAACAGAACTGGTGGAAACTCATATTATGAGTGGTCATGGACCGTAACAATTCCTGCAAAGACAACTGTAGTTGTAGTACAAACTAATACAATGTATTACTGGCAGTCAGGTTATGTTGCTTGGTACCTAGACTCAAATATGTTCTATGACCTACACACTACATTTTCTGATTTCTGGATTCAACCAGATCTTAAAATGACTCATGCAGCACATACATACAATGATCAATTAAACGAATTTAATATAAAAAGTTCTTGGAGAATATGGGCCAGAACTGCAGAATTGTTTGGTAACCGATAATGAGATATATAAAATTTGATGAAAATAATATCCAGGAGCAGTCGATGCTTGCTGAAGAAAACCCAGGCAACGGTTGGTATGAAGTTGCAGAAGATATAGACGGAAAGATATTTAAATTAGTATCTGGAGCTCCAGTTGTTATGACTGAAGAAGAAAAAGACGCATATTATCTTTCATTAAGAACAACTTATTCATATGCTAATTTAAGATCAGAAAGAAATGAAATGCTAATGAGATCAGACTGGACTCAATTGCCAAATTCGGGTTTGTCAGAAGCAAAAGTAATAGAATGGGAAACCTACCGACAAGCGCTTAGGGACCTTCCAGAGACCATGACGGAAGACCTAGAATATACCCTTCCAGAGGTTCCAGCATAATGAATTTTATGATACAATATTCTAAAGGAGTAAACAAATGACAGCATCTTTAACCGCACAAATTGAGCTAGCAAAGACAAAGATTAATGGTTTGTCCGCAGCAACGCTTACACCACAAGACATCGTATTCTTGGCTAAATCCCTTGAATCCCTTGGAACACTTTTAGGAGTGAACGACATTGTGGCAATAACAAATACAAAAATTTCAGAGATAACAAATGCATCTAGCGGACAGGTTCAAACAATCACTAACGCTGGATCTTCTCAGGTAAATGCTGTAGTTACTTCTGGAAATCAGCAAATAGCATTAGTAAATGCAGCAGTAGATAACTATAATCTATTCGTAAACATGGGAGTAATATAAAATGGCACAAATAAGTTTACCAGCAAGACTATTCGGCGGAAGCGTTACAGCAACTGAGGCTCAGGTTTATACTGTCCCAGCAGGAGAGACAGATGTTATTACGTCTGTTACACTATGCAACGTTACCGATGTAGCACAACAAGCAAGCGCAAAATTGGCAGGTATTTTCTTCTTCAAGAATATTGATTTAGCACCTCGTCAAATCACAGTCATAGATGTTAAGCAGGTTTTAAATGCAGGAGACGCAATTGTTCTTCAGGCAGCTAACGCAAACTCTGTTACAGCATTCATTTCTGGCGTTAAAATAACAACAATTTAATTAAAGATATTTAGGAGAAATAAAAAATGGCAGTTGCAAATACAGTTACGCAAATTGTTTTACCTGGTATAGACAAGGTAGTACAAGACCAGACAGTCGCAGCATTAGCAGCGAATCCAACAGTTGCGGCAATTATTTCAAATCTTGCACAGAGCGGAAGCACAGCACAACTAAATGCAGCAATTGCAAACGCAAATGCTGTTGTATCAGATCTTCCTTCTGTAAACGCTCTACCAACATTTGCAACCTATTCATGCCGAGACAACAGACCTTATTGGAATATTTACAACAGTAAATTGCAACCAATTGACGCAGGAAGCCAGCACACCGACTCAGAGCTTTGGGCACCATGGACTGGATGGAACTATACAAACTCACACATTAACTCAAGCACAGTAACCACATCTTGGAGTCAAGCAACACCATTCCAACAGGCAGACGGTCACTGGATGATGAGACTTAATGCTGGTAACAGAACTTACACCGCAGTAAATCCTGACGTAATGCAATCTTATATGCCTTACTTTGGTGTAGTTATTGGTAAGCGAGGAATTAGACAGAACTTTTCTCTATTTTCCTCAAATGAAACATTAAGAATTATGGAGCGTGGAATTGCTGAGGGTTATTACGAAAATATCAACCTAAACAATTCTACATACTCTACTTGGGTAAGCGGAACAACTTACGGTTCAGCATGCTATAACGATAGAACTAGAACACTTGTAGTTGTGGCGGCAAAAGACGGATCTAATAACTACAGAATGCATGTTTGGAAAAATGAAGGAACAGATAGATCTTTAAATAGCGATAACTACTACCCAGGAACCCTCGCTGCTTTCTTAAGAGAAGCAAAAACAGGACTGCTTGATGCAGGCCAAGGTGCAGGAGTTTGTAGCTACGCATTTTATGATTTCCAATGGCAGGCTAACGGATCTCAAAGCTATGACGAGTCAAGATACCGCATGCGTGTTGTAGCAGGAGACAACGGAATTATCGGAATGGCTAGAATGGTTCCATCAAATGCATGTAACTATGCAACATATAATCCAGCAACTCAGCAACTAGTAACATCTTTTAACACAATTGGATTAACAACTTCGTATGGAATTGAGCAGGGTCAGAGATACGGAATGAGACACAACATTACCTGGGATAATAACTGGGTAGCAGCATACTCTGCATATTACTATTATGGATCAGGAATGAACGTATACTTTATTGATACAAGAGATCCTAGAAATTATTTTACTGGACAACAAGGAAATAGCCAGCAAGGATGCCAGCTAGTTCCATACCAAGAAGATAAGTTCTTGTTCAACAACTCTACTCACAACGTAGACAACTACTATGGCTTAAGACTATTTATTATTGAGCCAGAAGCAGCATTGCAAGGAAGAACTACAAGCGGAACTATAACTAATGGATCTTCATTAGTTATGGAAGCAAACGCACAGTGGGGTAGATTTGATACAGATTACACAAGCACAAATTACCCAGGGCTCCAATCATTGGCGCACTGGACAAGAAGAGTATAAGGGGAGAAAAAAATGAAATTTAATTATTATGGTGGAGTAGCATCTTTTCATGAAGATGGAGAGTACGAAACAGACATCGTTACATCTTTGCCTCATAGACTATCAGTTGTTGACGGAGTTGTTGTTGACAAATATCCAGGAATGACAGATAATGAAGTAAGAATTGCAGATCACGAAGCAGCGCTTGAGCGTGTAATACAAGATCAAGCCGAGTGGGATGAATTGTCAGATGAAGTTAAAAGAAATGTAGAGCGCCCAGCAGATTTGCCTGAGCTAGATCTACCAGAAGAGGAATAACATGCCAATTACACAGACCCCCAGTTCAGTAGTCCCAGCACTTTGGACCTACACATACCTTCAAGCTCCAATTAATGGACAAGGAAAGCCATACTTTAATATTCCAGCACAGTTCTCTAATTTGGGAACTAAGTCAAGCGGAACCCTTACCCTAGACTTAGCGGCAGCAAACGTTTTTAAAGTAATTGCTGGAGGTAATTTTACAGTAGCATTTTCAAACATTGCAGCCACAACAAACGTAGCGCAATTTTGGCAAATGGAAATTAAGTCTGGTGGATCATACACTATAAATTGGCCAGCAGGAATTGTATGGGATGGTGGCGGTGCCTCAAACATTCAGCCAGTTCTATCACTTGATACAACAGTTTTAAATTTTTATACCAGAGATAATGGAACAACTATTTTTGGATCATACGCATTTTCAGATTTAAAAATATAACACAATAGGAGAAAAAAGTGGCAATATCTACAATATCATCAAACAGTACTTCAATAGCACTACCAGATCTAGACCTATCGGTTTTTAATAACCTAAATGCTGGACTAAATACAAGCCCTCAGATGCTTTCTATTCTTTTGTCATCTTCAGCAGCACTAAGTCTAAATGCTTCCATTGCTCAAGTAGATTTAATTGATGATAATATTAAAAATAATGCAGTTACAAAAAATCCACCACTTCCTACTTTTGGTTTATATACAAATAGATCTAACGAGCCAGCATTTGTTACTTACAGCAGCAACATGCAGCCTATGTACGGCGGATATTTAAACTCAGATACAGAAGGTCAAGACTGGCCCGATAGAGGTGCAAGATATACAAATACTTCACAAGACTCTAGAGGTACAGGACACTCTTCAGTAAAAGGAACTAACTACCAGCAAGCCGAAGGTAACTGGCTTGTACAGTTGCCAGGACATGCCCCTGCTTCAGGGTCTGATGGTCAGTTCATGCATTCAGTTTGGTATAACTACGTTCTTGAGCATTGGCCATTTTTTGGTATCATAACTCAAAAACCAGGAATTCGTCCAAGACAATCAATTTACTACAGAAACTCTCAACTAGGAATGTATCCTAGAAGCGGTACTGCTCCACTAGAACTAGTTAACATGAGTGCAACATATGCAACATGGGCTGGATTTAATACTGGATATACAGCTATTAATTACAATGCTAGAACTAGCACCTTAGCGGTTTTAGAGCCTAGAGATAACTCTAATAACTATAGACTTCACGTATGGAAGAATGCTGCTCGTGATTTAGACCCAGAGAACTATACAGCTGGAACAATGCACAGATTTTTGCTAGAGGCAAAAACTGCTGGCACACCAACAGCATTAACACAATCAGCTTATTATTACTACAATGATTTCCAATGGCAATCAAACTCATCACAAAGCTACGACGAGTCAAGAAGAAAAGCATATATAGTTTTGGGAGATAATAACGTACTTGGAATAGCAAGATTTGTTCCTTCAAACATAACCCACTATGCAACATTCCAGCCTAACTTTGCATCAACTTCTGGAACTTTAACAACCTTGAGTGGTCACGGAAATACAACCTCATATGGAATTGAACAAGGAAATTACTACGGTATGCGCTACATGGCAACCTGGGACAATAACTGGGTTGCAGCTTATGCACCTTATTACTACTACCAGTCAGGAATAAATGTTATTTTCTTTAATACCCAGGATCCTACACGATACTATATTGGACAATGGGCAAGCACATCATGGGGAGCACAACTTGTTCCTTTCAAGAAGGATAAGTTTGTTTTCCACGCAGGAAGCTCTAACAATGACGGAAACGTAGGATATAGACTATATGTTGTTGACCCAGCAGGAATTCAAAAATATGGAAGAGATTCTGCGGGAAACGTTTACTCGAATGGCGCAAGCATTGACCTGTTTAAATCAACATTCACGTACTCATTTGATTCAAGATATCAGTCTACAAACTATCCAACACTGGTTCCAATGAATGAATGGACTCACGGCTAAAATGTACTATGCGATACTTAATTCAGACACAATAGAAAGATCTGGAACCCTTCAGACTTTATTTCCAAATACTTCTTTTCCGCTTACAGGTCCAAACGAAGACTTTAAAGAAGAGAATAACTTAGTTGAAGTTTTAGAATATTTAGAGCATGACTCAGAAAAACAAAAAATGATATTCTGTGATCCATACTTCCTAGATGGTTCTGTTTACAGAGTTGAGCTTGTAGATTTTACTTCAGAAGAGCTAGAATCAAATTTAGCTGGTATTGAAGAGTTCGAATCCTTGCAGGAGGCATAATGTTAGAATCACAGAGATCTTTATTTAAAAGAGCAAGATATAGCCAATTTGGTTTACAACTATGGCTAGATGGAACAGCTGTAGATAACTTTGAAGTAACACCAGTTACAAACAAGTGCTTTTTGGCAAAGGATAGATCTCAATATCAAAGAAACTTTGTGCAAGCAACATCAACAAATCAGCCAACATATGTCTTAGCAGCAATAAACTCATTGCCAGCTCTAAGATTTGACGGCGTAAATAACTTTATGACATTTGTAGATCCAACATTGTCATGGCTTGCAAATACATCTTTTACATTTTTCTACGTTGCAACTAAAACAGCAAAAACTGGTACATCATTTGTTATCGGCGGACAGGGAGTAGCAACAAGATCAAACCTAGCATTTGGTTATACTATTCCAACATCATCTAGAGCTGTTTTTGGAAATGATGATATTAACGCTATCGTACCAGCAGTAACTCCTGGACAGCCAGAGCTTTATGCTATTAGATATGATAATTTAAATAACAGAAGAGAAGTTAGAAGAAACGGCGTTACCGTTGCCCTTGGAGCTTCAGATGGCGCACCATCAAATATGACAGGACAATCAATTGGAAGATATTTATCTACATATGGCCAATTTGATCTAGGCGAAATTATTATTTACAACAGAGCTGTAAGTGATTATGAAATGGGTCAAGTTGAAAGAGACCTTATTTCTAAATGGACTATCGTCTAAGGAGAAAAAATGGCATATGAACCACAAAGATTTGTTGGGCCTTTAATACTCACTCAGCTTGCAACTACACCACTTAAGACTTTTGCCAATAAGGCAATTATAAAAAATATTATAGTTTCAAATATCTACAATGGAACATTGAAGTATTCTATTTATGTAGCCCCTTCTGGAGAAGATGCACAAAATTATAACAAGGTGTTTCCAGATATGACAGCCGCAGAAAAAGATATTATTTCCCACGATGTGACAATAGTCGTAAATCCAGGAGATAGAATTTTTGCTCAGGCTAGTATTCCAGGCGGTATTCTTCTTACCATTTCTGGCGTAGAAGTTGTTTCTTAAATACTACTTTTTAAATGTAGTATAATAGAATTATGAGTTATCAACTTAAAGTAATCAAAGATCATCCCATTGGCTTCTGGCCACTTGAGGAAAGCTCTGGTACAGTTGCTGCAGATTCATCAGGGTGTGGAAATAATGCGACTTATGTAGGCTCTCCCGCATCTAATATGCTCCCTTTAGTTTCAGGCGGAGGATCAGGAACAAAGATAACCAATCTATCATATATAACAGTGCCAATTACAAAAAATTATTACGGGGCAACAGTAGAAGCAGCTTTTGGCACATCTTATACTTCAGACAATGATTTTACTATAGAGTGCTGGGTTAGCCCATCAATATCATCTACATATGTGACCAGATTGTTTGGAGACACGGCAAATGGTATTGGATTATTTTGGGATAAGGGCCATATTATTTTTAAGGTATCTGAAACAGAGTTCGTAATATCCCCATTAAACTATTCTAAAAAGGCTATTCATTTAGTAGGAAAATATACTGGAAGATCTATTGAGTTATACATAGACGGAGTGTCTGTAGAGTCAAAAGCTTTAAAAAATTTTAAGTTTGCAAACTCCACAATATCTTTGCAAATAGGGCCAACTACTGATGCAGGCGATTCTTTTATTGTAGACGCTCCAGCTGTTTATAGATATTCACTATCTGATAAAACAATTATTCGTCACTATGTAAATGGCAATACTACATCTCCAGCAATTCAGGTTGCATATCCAGATGAAGGAGTTTTATATAGCGGCACAGACGCAAACATAAGACCATATTTTGACTACTCTTACCCAGTAAATAAACCTTGGACATATTGGCTAACTGATGATACATACTTTGACCTAGTTGAAAACAGTATAGGATTTTTTGAAACAGAAACGGCAGAGGCAAAAAGTCTAGTAATTGAAGATCTTATTATTATTCCATCTGGATTAAATTTAAATACATCTAAGGTTGAATGGAGAAATGATTTAGGTATAACTGTCGAATCAAGCGTTGACGGAACAACATGGGCATATTGCGTAAATGGACAACCCGTTCCTCAATATACTAAAGACTCCTTTGACCCATCTGGAAAACTATATATTAAAATAACTATGTCTACTTCAGATGCCAGCAAATATTTGCCAACCCTATCATTTTTCTGCGTGGCTTTTTATTTAAATAAAGATCTGTACGCTGACAATTATGGAGACAGGCTTTCATCTAATGCCGAATATTATTTAGGATCATTAAACTATCCTCTTTTATCCCGTAATTATTTAAATGGAATTAGGCCTAAAAATTTAACAGGATTTGATATTAGCACCCTATCCCCAATAAAGTCCGTAGAGATGTTCTTCACGCCCCTCACGTTGGCTTCTAACACCCTTTTCTACGCTTCCGACCCTTCTGCTACCAGATTGGCCTGGGACGGCTCTGGAGTCCTTTCTAAGGCCAATTTAGACAAGGTCTATGTTAATAATGTAGATGTAACTAATCAAGTAAATATAAACTCATATTTAGTGGTTGGGCAGCCTCACCATGTGGTTTTGGTATTTAATAACCCAGTTACTGGAGATCTTCAGTTCAATTATGAGACAACAGGCGGACCAAGCAATCTTTATAAGAATATACCTACCTACGAAAAGGAATTAACGGCAGAAATTGTAGAAACCCACTTCGAGCTATATACAGGAAGAGCGGTATCCACAGTCACAGAACCGTCACTGACCTTGACAGAATCTGACGTTATCGCATATAATAATGACTGGATTGTGCTACAAAGCGTATAATTTTGTCATAACCCGTGACAAAAAGCTGGACTTAAACAGTAAATAATGGTAAAATAAAAACATATGGACATTAAAAAATTAGGCGCTAGATACGATGAAAACGAAACTACTCTCGGAATCTATGTCTGGGAAATGCCAGACGGACGCTGGATTGGAGACGACGATGGGAATTTTCTTTCGGTCACGTCCCAAAAAGGAAATAGATCCAAGATCGAAAACGAAAAATCAACGACGAAGAATACGAAGAGCAAAGAATGAGATTAAAGTGGGGACTTACACCAGACCCTCTTGATATTGGCGAATACAAGGATCAGATGAAGGCTCTTAAAAATGGGGGAACACGATGATAGAAGTTAATGATGATGAAAACGGTCAAGACGTTTCTATTTCTAATATTGCAGACTGGACAAGATTTAATATGCCAGTTGAAGCAAAAAGCAATGACCCATTTAAAATTGAAGGAGAGGCCTTAACTAAAGTCACAGGCCTTGGTACATCATTCCGTCGTAAAATAGGAAGAGAACTACAAAAAAGATTTCAGGGAATTGACGGAGCAGAGACACAACAGAACCTACTTGCACAAGCAATTACTGGCTATGCAATGTTTGACCTTATTGAGCCACCATACAACCTAGACTATCTATCACAAATTTATGAAATTTCACCTTACAACTATGCAGCAATTAATGCTAAGGTTTCTAATATCGTAGGACTTGGTCACGATTTTATAGAAACAAGAAAAACAAATGAAGCTTTTGATAACATTACAGACGACAAGGCACTGGAACGTGCACGTCGTAAGCTAAATAGGCTACGTCAAGATTTGTATGATTGGTTAGAAAATTGCAACGAAGAAGAAACATTCACAGAAACTTTGATGAAGGCCTACACAGATGTTGAGGCAACAGGAAATGGATTCCTAGAAATTGGCAGAACATCTGCTGGAAAGATAGGATATATTGGACATATTCCAGCAAAGACAATGCGTGTCAGACGCTTGCGTGACGGATTCATACAGCTCCTTTATGGGAAGGCTGTCTACTTTAGAAATTTTGGAGATCAAGATACTCCTAACCCAATTGATGGTGGACTAGAGCGCCCAAACGAAATTATTCACCTAGATATATTATTACAGTAAAGGGGGCAAAGCTTTCTACAGAGTCAGAGCGTAAATTGCTTGAATTTTTCCAAGTTGGACTAAGAGGAAAAAATCACAGATCTTTGTATATTCCTCTTCCTCCAGATTCTCCAGACTCAAAGGTTGAGTTTAAGATGGAGCCAATTGAGGCAGGAACTCAAGAGTCTTCATTTAACGTATATCGTAAATCTAATAGAGACGAAATTCTTTTATCTCATCGTGTCCCAATTAATAAAATTGGAACTCCAGAAGGAGTTAATTTAGCGGTAGCAAGAGATGCAGATAAGACATTTAGAGAGCAAGTTTGCCGCCCAGCTCAAATGAATTTAGAAAAGAAATTAAATAAAATTATTGAAGAAATGACAGATGCCCTACTTCTTAAATTTAATGAGCTTACTTTGACAGATGAGGACACTCAATCTAAAATTGATGAGCGATATTTAAGAATGCAGGTAATTACCCCTAATGAAGTTAGAATTAGAATGGGTATGGTCCCAATTGATGGTGGGGATAAAGTCGTGGAATTAAAGCCACAGCAGCAGGCCGAGTCAAGAGCTCAGGCAGGTAAAACCAGAACTAGGGATTCAGAAAGATCGGCAAATTCTCCAGATGTCTCTGGGGAGGGTCGAAATGCACAGGGCGACGGAAGACAAGTCGACTGACCCTGCTCAACCATTATTTGCGTTATAGTCAATAACGCTATAAAATTAAGCATATGAACATTGAAAAATCTTTATGGTCTTCTAATGGCGAGAACATCACATTATCTGTACCATTCACAAAAGTCAACCGTGAGAAGAGAACTGTCTCAGGTTTTGCAACATTGGACAATGTCGATCAAACAGGTGACGTTGTCACTGCAGATGCAAGCTTAAAAGCATTTGAAAGTTTCCGTGGAAACATTCGTGAGATGCATGGATCAAATGCAGTTGGCAAGATGGTTTCATTTAAGCCAGAAACATACTATGATCCATCAACAAAAGAATTTTATAATGGAGTTTATGTTGACGCATACATTTCAAAGGGCGCACAAGATACTTGGGAAAAAATTCTTGATGGAACTCTAGCAGGATTCTCAATCGGCGGAAAGATTACAGAATCAGAAAACGAAGTTAACAAGTCAAACGGTAAGACTGTTAGATTTATTAAAGAGTACTCATTGTTGGAATTGTCAGTAGTTGACTCACCAGCAAATGAGCTATGCAACATCTTGTCTGTTCAGAAAATGAATGGTCAGCTAGTATTTAAAGGAATGGCAACAGAAGTTGTAGCAGAAAATATTTTTT